CACCAACTTGAACCCAATCAAATTCTTTTGCAGTTCCAATTACCATATCTCTTGATACAGTTGCTATTCCGGATGTTAGTCTCAAATCATCTGACAGTAGTAGTATCTTTTTCTTTGCCATGTGAAACCTTTATATGTTAAAAAACTTTTTTGTTGTGTTTGACGAAACACCGTTCATGTTAATAAGCATTTTACGGTATGGTTTGAATTTGTAACCCATTTGTTCTAACGAAGAATTAAACCAATCTTCCGAATAATTGTCTTTATTTCTTTTACCGTTTGAAACTATTGTTTGCATATCACGAACAAAGTTATCAAGTTTGTTCATATCTCTTGTCAATCGTATCAATCTTAATCTTCGTCTGTTATATTCTTCTTCATCTTGTTCTAATCTTTGAATATCTAATATAAGACTTTTTAATGAATTTTCCAAATCATTTATATCATAAGATAAAACTAATTCAGGAAATTCTGTCCCCTCAAACAAATCAACATATGTTTTATCGTAGATTGGAATTGTCATCAAGTTCTTCTCTATTTGAGCATATTCAAATCTTGGTGTAATAAACATTCCAAAGAAAGGCACTTTTGTATTTGTTGTTGATATACTGAATCTACAACCAGTTAAAAAGTCCATCATACTTTCCATAGTATATGTTCCGGCAAGTATCATGGGTTTATGGTTATCAAAAACTTTGAATAAGGTTGGATCCAAATCATAGTCTGGTAAAAATGTATCACTAAAAGTTTTACGAGAAACATTCGCGTGTTCTGCCAATATCTTTACATGATTGAAATAATTTTCGGGTGAGTATGTATTTCCAATGTGAACCAATTTCTTACCAGATAGGTCTTTCAATCCCATCTTACTCATTGTTTCCACTATTGGTTTGAAGTTTCCATGTCCTTTGAATTTGGCATAGTAAGCACATTCTGAAATATATGGTAATTCTTTTTTATCTAACCATGATTTTTCAATCCACTTGTCATAAATACTCATGTCAATATAACCACCGACTTGAAAAGTATAGTTTGAAGTTCCTCTCATTCCAATATATTCTTTCAAGGCATCTACAAAGAAAGGAGTGTATGTCAAATAGTAATCACTATACTTTATGAATGCCGGAACACAGATTGTATTGAAATGCATGCCCTCATACGGGTATATCTCGTGGTCAAAGAATGCAGTAATAGTATTCAACTGACAATACATCTTTGCCAATTCAATCAGTCTTTCTCTATGTTCTGGTTTTCTTTTTTGAATACCATCAACATCATAGATAAATTTGTTTAGGTTCAAAACAACAATATCATAACCTTCCAATTTATCTTTCAATTCAGCTATTCCCATTTCGGAAATATCTAAACAGTTTTGATATTCTGATTTGAAATTGTTTGTTTCACTTGGGTTAAAATAAAAAGTATCAACACTATCAAGCGATGATATATTTTTAGTGAATGTATGTATGCCCCTATAAACTGATAGGTCAATGATTGCCAATTGAGCTATTTTCACGAAACACCTAAACTTCCGGTTAAATGATTAAGAATTAGTTTTTGATAAATGATTTCTAACTATATTTTCTACAAAATCAATTACAGTATATCCGTTATTTCTACAATAGTCATTCAATTCTTTTTTAACATCGGTACGAATTTGAATGCTCCAAAATTTCTCTTTTTTCTTTGAGGTTTTCTCTTTAATGACATTAGATGAGTAATGTCCACCAACACTACGATTGTGCATATTGTAAAAATTGTCATTATTTCCAGCGTCATAATAGTTCAACCAGTATTCTTCACGGATAATCAATTCTTGCAATGAAGAGCATTGTTCTATTATTTGTTTTTTGAAATTATTTTTTCCATACTTTTTAATAGCATTTTTTATAGCAGTTCCGGAACCTAAGTATTTAGGATTGTTTTTCCCATCCATTCCGATATATTTTTTGCCATTCAAAAGATTTGTGGTAATATAGATAACCATAACATCTCCCGTTTTCAGATTGAAATATAAATTTGTTGTCATCTATAAATATCAATCTGAAAAATAAAAAGTAGGATATGGACGGAGATTTTTTTAATAGAATTTTGACAACAAACTATTCAATCAATAGTCCATACCCCACATTTTTAGAATGGTAAAGCATTTCTTTTTTCTTTCGGACAGAGTTCTTCATTTTTATTGAACTCACAGTATTTACAATTTGCATAATCGCGACCAGCTTCTGCTGGTTGTATAACATTCAAACGATACTCACCTTCTTCCGTAAAGTTTGTTGTGATAAATTCTGCAATTTCTTTTTTGATATTGTTCTGTGAAACTTTGCCGTTGGATGGTTCAAACCGTTGAACTCGTTGTTTCATCGCCTCATATTCCGCATCTTCCATTATTTTACGGCGAAGAATTAAATACTCAATATGTATTTGTTCTGGACTAACATCATATTGTTTTGCGTAATATGTTTTGTAAAGTAACAACTGTGATGTTTTTACTTTATCAGTCTTTGCATATTTGTTCCAGCCGTTTGTGCTCGTTTTGAAATCATATATGTATATGTCTCCTGTTTTGGTATTCTTAATTACCAAATCAAGAAACCCAACCAACTTTACAGTTGGGTGAGTTTCAAGTGGAACTATGTTTATCGGAACTTCTATACCAACTAATTCATGGTCTTTCTTTTGGAAAAAATCTGCACGATGTGCCTTAAACCATTGTAGGATTTGAACACCATCAGAATAGTATTCTTTCAATTCTTTATCACTGGAAAAATGTATTTCGTTATTCTCGGTGAGTAATTTTTTATACTCATTACGAATACCCGTATGTAACATTTCATCAAGGTCAAGTTTATTTGCCTCAACGATTGATTTCTCATAAATGTTTTTTACATATTCTTGCAATACCTCATGCATCACCGTTCCGAAAAGAGCAGCAGTTGATGGGGTATAAGTATAATGCTTATCTATGTAATTTAGTTTCCACCTATGAGGACAGACTTTCCACATTTGATATTGTGAGAAAGATACTTTTCTGTTGGCCATTACTTACCCCACTTGCCAGACTGAACAAGTTGTGCAATAATACCATATACTGAAATATCTTTGAATGTATCATCAAGACTTTCACCAACTGCATCTTTTGAACCAAACATGATCATTTGTTTGTAACGGTTTATTTTATCATTCAATCTGAAAAACAAACCCTGTAATGAAAGTTTGCGGTCTTCCTCTCGTTCAAGAGAACTACCCATTGATATATTATCGGGTCCATAATTACTCTGTTTTGCACAAAACAATTCATATTGTGCCTGTTGAATACGCTTAAATTCAGCAGTCATAATAGGAAATTTCTTTTCCATTTCACCAACAACTTCTGATTGTTTTAGACTCAAATCTATTTCGGTAATTGCCATTTTAGTATTCCTCATTTTACAGTCTTTAATTGTTTTTCAAATTTTTTAATATCTGATTCTGGTGTTCCATACTGTTTAAGTATATCAATCAGTTCATCTGGATTTTCTTTCGCCAGATATTTGATATACCCATAAACTTCGTTCCTTCCCAATTCATAATGGTTACAAAATACCGATACCATTTCTGGTTCAATATCTATTTTGTTTTTACCTTTTATGTATTTGAGAAAGAACGATTTTTTTGGGAGGACATCATGCAAAAGTTTATAGTAATCCTTTGAAGATAGTATTCCATTTGAATATGTTTGAAACTCATTTATGGCTTCAACAAATTCAGGTTCCATTGAAAAGAAACGAGCAATCATATAGTTGCTCCACGATTTAGTATCTTCTTCTGAAAGGTCTTCCCATTTCGTTTTACGAATAGTGACACCTTTAATATGATCAAATAAACTTTTTGCAGCCATGATAATCCTTAATCATTAAGTTGTTGTCTTTTACTTGGTAAAAATTCATCGTTAATGTTTCCACATTCCAAACAAGCATAGGTTGGAATCGGTAAAATACCTTCTTGTCCTGTTGGTGAAAGAAGAGCAGAAATCTTCTTGAAGAATGTTACTTCATGGAAAAACTTATTACCACATTTTGAACACTGAATATCGGTTGCCTGATTCAAGTCAATGTTCACTTGTTGTTGCTGTTGTGGTATTTCTCCACCACCGTTAATGTCATACACACTCATTGTTACCTCCGTTGGTCAATTTCCATAATAATTTGAATAAACATAGCCATGGCATTTATTTCATGGTCTACAACAAAACTGTCTTTGTATTGTGCCTCTGCAATTATCAATATGATAGTTGAAACAAAACCGTTGGCGAATGTATCAACATTGTCATACAGATAACGAAACATTTGATTAAAGTCTCTAACATGATTGTCAGCAAGTAACTGACGAATACCATCGAACTTTTCTTTTTTACTTTTACTTGATTTCAAAACATCAAGAATTGAAGAAAGGTAATTATGTTCTACCAAAGTTGTTTCATCCAATTTCAAAACACCACCGATAACACATCGTTGAGTTGTGTTGATTACACGGCGAATATCTGGATAAGATTGATTGATAATTGTTACAAGACTATCTTTCTCATACTTTACATTTTCATCATCAAGAATTTTTACAAGATGTGATGCAACCTCTTTCTTTGACGGTGGAACTATATTGAATATCTGACAACGAGATTGGATAGGATCGATAATCTTATCTACATAGTTACAAGTCAAAATGAAACGAGTTGTCTTACTGAATGTTTCGATAACATTACGAAGTGCTGCCTGAGCATTCGGTGTCATGTAATCACATTCATCAAGGATAATCAATTTCAATCCACCGAAACCAATCGAAGATGCAAACTGTTTGATTTTATCACGAACAGTATCTACGGAGTTTTCATCGGATGCGTTGATATAAATGTAGTTATCTTTTGCAATAGTATTTGCAACAATCTTAGCAAGTGTGGTTTTACCACTACCAGCATCACCATAAAGTAGTAAGTGAGGAACATCGTTTGTATCAATATATTGTTGAAAGGTTGCCTTTACAGTATCGTTGCCAACATAAGTGTCAAGTGTTTGTGGGCGATACTTTTCATTCCAAATTGTGTGTGAGGGGTTAAACATAACATACCTTAATGTTTGATAAATTCATATACTAATATACAAAATTTCTAGATAAGATCCAAAACATTTCTAAAAATAAAGGTTGGCATTATCTTATATTTAATGCCAACCTAATAATTTTATTGAATTATATTGTGTATAATTTAACCATTGTATTCTTCATACTTAGGACCAAAATTAAAGCTATCTGCTTGTATATTTTTTAGTGCCCATTTTATTTCAGACTTTCCAATTTTATTATTATTACTGGCTATAAAAGTCTCCTTGACAATTTTTGGGCCACCTTTGAATGAAGTAAGGAAGTTGAATGAACAATCAAAAACACCATTAACGGTAGCGGGTGATCCTTCGAGTGAGACCAGATCATTGTAATTACACATGAATGTATTGCAAGATGATGGGGCACCTTTCAAAGATTTCAAAGAATTACCTGAAACATTATATCGTCCACCAACTTTTTTTGGACAACCTTCTAATGATGTTAGTTTTGTATTATTGTTAATTTCAACATCACCATCAACAACTTCCGGTGAACCTTTCAATGATTTTATTTGAGTTCTCTCACACATAAAATCACCATGAACTATTTTCGGAGAACCCTCTAATGAGGAAAGATTGGAAGTTTTACAAATAAAGTCTCCCTTTACTTCACCAAATTTAACAAGCATTTGTTTCAACTCTGTGTTGTCAATATGTAATCCAACATTCACATCTACCGTTAAATCTGCATTTATTTTACAATTTTTAAGAGGAATTGACATTTCTTTAAGAGCAACCTTAACTTCTTGTACTGTTGTTGGAAAACTTACCTCTTTCAATACTACATTCTCCGCAAACCCGGTTTTGAATTTGTCTTGAATGTTTCTACCTTCTTGTATTAAATCTTTCATATCATATCCAAAAAAAAAAATAATTTTTACATATCATATAAATATGAACTATTTTTGAAAAACAAAAATTGGTTCTCTTTTATACCCCGCACCCATGACGGCAGATAGTATCAGTTGTATTGTATCAGTATGGTTAAACCCAACCAAAGTTGCATACTTTATAGTCATTTCTTCGAGGTCTTTGTACTTTGGTGTGTTGGCTATATTGATTAACATATACCCACCCTTTTTTAATCCGTGATAACAATTCCGAAATGTTCCTTGTAAGAAACCAGAGCCCCAATCCTCCCTCGTTGGAAACTTGTTATATGATTGAGTTTCTTCATCTGCATACTTCTCTGTATCGAAATATGGCGGTGAAGTAAAACACAAGTCCAATGATTCTGCCTCTGGAAGATAGTCCTCTGAACCCATCATGTTTAATTGAATATCCTTACCAAGATATGCAAAGTCATCACGAAGTTTACAAAGTCCTTCAAATGTTTTCGTAGATGGTTCTGTTCCGATATAAGTTTTGATATATGGTGAAGCAAGAGCACCAACCAATCTTCCACCCCAACCACAAGACATATCCCAAATCACACCATCACCGCCATATTTTTTATAGATAACACCGGCAGCAGTTGGTCTGAAATTTGAAACACCTTGAACACCAGAATATATTTTAAGCGATTGACGCAAACGGTTTTCTTGAAAAGAACCACCCCAATGTTTTGATAACCATTTCAAACATTTACGAATAGTCATTTTGAATGTTTGGTCATTCAGAAAATTATCCATAGGAGACATTTTAGAATTGCCACACTTTACTTCCATTGCATGAGGAAAGTATGACCACGCCAATCGAAGTCCGTTCATGGTTTGAATTATATCACCGTCTTTGAAAATAGAATCATAATCAAACTGTTGAAGTTTTCTCATGTGTTCATGTTTTTCTTGTTCGGTGATTTTCATATACGGATAACCATGTTTGCGGTAATACTGAAAGATACAATCAATCGTATCATCCAATTCTCTTTTACCTGCAAAGTATTCACCCGTTTCTTTCCACAGACGAACTTCTAGCGGATCAATATCGAAAAATTTACCTAAACTTTCACTATCTACTTTCATATTATGGCTTATAGAATACAAATATAGGTTCGTGCTTGAACCACTCACCGTTGAATAAAACTTTATTTGTCAGTCTTTCTGGATCAGAATTACCAATCATCTTTGTCATCAGCATACCAATCTTGCCTTTATATTCCATACCAAGTGATTTCAATATGAATTGTTTTATTTGCAGATACTTTGATATTTGCAATGTTCCAACAAAGGTATCTATCATTTTTCAAATATCTAAAAGCAGTTTCAAGTGTTGGGCGAAGAAAGTTATCTCGCCAATCTGCATATTCGCCATGTGATTTGTATGATTGTGTTTCATCATCAGAATACATTTCACGATTGAAATATGGCGGTGATGTGAAAACAAAATCCAACTTACCTTCATACTTTTGGAATTTAGGATTGTGTTGTATCAACTCAGAACCATCTTGGAAAACTTCGTATGTATGATTTTCTTTCACATCAAAAAATCTTGACGATAGAGAACTGCCTTTCTCACCAATAGATTTCAAATAAAAATCTGCAAGATAACCATAACGAGTAATTCCCAAATCAGGAATAGAATTATCTGTATTTGGATCCGTTCCAACATAATG